GCATATAATTTTTTATAGTATCTATTTTATTTTTATCTAGATGTAAAAGTAAAAATTTCTTTTTTGCACTCTATAATTTTACCAAACTAAGTAGTGGTTTAATATCATATAAATTCATCATATCTTCAAATGTTAAATCATTTGGTTTTTCCATATTATCATATTATGATATATTTCTCCTATAAAAGTTTACGACATCTTGTGTAGATGCGCCCGTAATTGAATCAGATGGTACATAAAAAGTATCATCATTATATTGTGACTTTTTATAACATAATATTACTGGAATGCCTCTTACCATTTTTTTTTGTTTCATAAATGCATATAAATCACTACACTGGTCCACATCTAAATCAATATAACATAATACTTTATTTGCTTTTATAACCTGTTCATTTAATGATTTAATAACTGGTGCAATCATTTGACATGGCTTACACCATGTTGCGCCAAATTTAATAAATGTAGTTTCGGTTGTAGTGTTTTTTAAATAATTTTTTAAATCATCTCTTGTTTCAAGCTTATATGTTACAAGGTTATATGTCACAGATTCCATTTATTCACTGTATTATCAAGTGTTTTTAAATCAATATAATTAAAATCAACATATCCCTCCCAAAAAAATTTACAAAAATCAAAATGAATTGGAAAATTTGTCTCTGTCAAATTGATATATTCTTTATTAATAATTCGAATAAAATGTGTATGATCTTTTGTTGGTATTAAATGATAATCGTCGTATGGCAATACATATAATAATTGACTAATTGAAGATGGTAATTTTGTTGTATCATAACCCATTATTTCTTCATTAAAACATGGTATATATTTTTGTAATGAACTAAAAAGAGGACCACAATGAAAATCATAACATATATAATTATTTTTACATGTCCCATTATAATAATACCATGTCCATTCTAACATTTGTAAATAATTATTACACACATCCTTTTCACTATTTTTAAATAAAAATGAATAATATTTATCTATATTTTTTGAAATATATAGTTCTCTCTTTAAATCTTTTAAAGCAACTGATTCTAATGATTCTTCAATGGTAAGAGGATGCGAATAAGATGCCATCTTTTTTTTCCATTCTACATTCATATGAATTAATTCATTCTCTTTAGTTCCAATTTCAGAACATAATAAATGAAAAGATGACCAATTTATTGTTTTGCCCTGGACAATTGAAGTTAATTTTGTATTTGTGAATATTTTTTTATAAACTTCCAATAAATATTGGACTCCATTATTTCTTATATTAATCGAAGGAAAGTGTGGTAAAAAATCATTTCCGCATAAAAAACATAAAAAACAATAATTTTCAATTGAATTTATTTTATCATTATCATTCATAATTTCATGAATTTGTGTTCCCATTTCATCCATACTAAATAAATAATCGGTATCTGGATCAATGCCTTTTATATAACTAAAATGTTTCGTCTCTCTATACAAATATAGAGTTCCATGAAATTTTAAATGAAGTAAACTTAACATGATTAAATCTGCATCTAACCCATAAATAATACTATTACCTTGCATAGTATTATTACGAATATATTCAAATATTTTTTGTTCTCCTTCACCATGTTGTTTTGAACCACTAAATATAATTTTATTAGGATTTTCTTTAAATTTAGATGACAAATAATCATCTAGATCATTCATAAATTTTGTGCCAGGTGTAATTGCATTTGTATTCCAATTATTTGTTTTTAAAATTTTTTTTGTAATATATGATTTATATCTGCGTTGTTTTTGTTGTTTCATTTTTGCTAAAGGAACTACACCATCAAAGGAGATATATGTAAAATTTGGTTTAATTTTATCTATAATTGTCATTATTTTATTGAACACATTTATGTATATTGTAGTTGTCGTATTTATTTCTTTACTTGTATTAATCTCGTTATTTTCATGTATAACATCATAAATAATAGAGTTTGCATCTAAAAATAAATTTTCACGTGACTGTATTGTTGTCATTTTTTTAATAATTTTATGATTTTTTAATACATATGAAAAATAACTGGGTATTCCCATTTATACAATATGTAATAATATTTTAATATTATTTTATTATATTATATGCCAGATTCTACAGAACCATTTCCTAATAATAAAACATATTTTTCAAGTGGCATGAATTTAAATTTGACAGATTTTATATCGTTAATTTCATTAATATCACCATTTTTAATAGCATTTTTAATGGTTATGATTTCTGTTATAAACTCAAATGTAAAGGGATTAATATATTTATTAGGTCTTATTATATTATTCGTAATTGTATTTTTATTTCAAACCACGTTACGTGTTCCTATGGATAAAACTAATCAATTTTGCAATATTTTTAGTATATCACAATTTAGTGTTCCATCCTTTAATAGTGCATTATATTTATACACCATTTTTTATACATTACTACCTATGATTACTATGCATATGGTGAACTTTCCATTAATTATTGTATTTTTATTATTATACATAACAGATTGTATTATAAAATATAGAAATCGATGCACGTCACCTGTAGGTATTATAATGGGCTCTATTTTAGGATTATTTTTTGGAATATCTTGGTTCATAATAATTAGAGCTACTGGACAAAAAGGATTATTATATTATGATGATCTTGTATCAAATAAAATTGCATGTAGTAGACCAACAAAACAAAATTTTAAATGTCAAGTATACAAAAATGGTGAATTAATTCAAAATATATAAAGATGCATAGTTTTTAAAATATGCACGTAGTTGATTAATTACTTGTTTTTTATGAAAACTATATAACATCATTGTTGTTCCACTATTATTATTATATGCTTTTATAAAAGTATTTATAACATCTATTAAATTAACATTTTTATATCTTTCTAAATGTTCTGAATATTCCATTTTTGGTTTTTTTAATCTTTCATTTACAATATTATGCAATTGAAAGACAAATACTCGTAATGTTAAAATATCTTGTATTTTACTAAAATTACTTTTTTGAATAGTAGATTTAGCATGTGATGCACAATAAGGACATGGTAAATTATCACATATAGATGTAATTAATATTTTTAAATCATTAATATTAGTTGCATCATCTTTTATTTTAAGAACAAGGCAATGAAGCATAGTCCAAGTAGCTGGACCCCATACGGATTTTGACATAATAATATATAAAGACATAAATTATAATTTCATAAATGAATTTAAATACAAATACAAATATAGAGGTGATTGAAACATGTCTAATTAGTAAAGAACCCATTATACATAAGATTTGTTTACCGTGTAATCATTCATATGAATATGAATATTTATATGAAGAAATTAAACAACAAAAAAATAGACATAAAAAATATTTCAAATGTCCTTATTGTAGATGTATATATCATTCATGTATACCATATTATGAATTAGAAACTATTGAGAAATTAAAAAATATTAATATGGGTCCTATATTACATGTATTAGATTGTAGTTATAATAATTGTAAATTTCCTGCAAATCAATTTAAAAATGGAATGTATTGTTGGAAACATTATAGTAAGAGTATTATTGTAGTAGAAACATGTAATGCAATATGTTTAAATGGCAATAAATGCAAGAATAAACGTAAAGATGGGATATTTTGTAATATACACAAAAAGAAGGATAAACATGATAAATCAGAAACAATGTAAATTTGAAGATGAAAATATAATTTAAATAGTTTTAATCATATAAGTTAAAATGGATAATTCTATTCTTATTCAAAAAATTAAAAAATGGTTAGAATATGAAACAAAGATATCATCTTTACAAAAGGAAATAAAAGAATTAAAGAAAAACAAAGGGGTTGTCTCTAATGAATTAAAAACAATTATGAAAAGTAAAGATTTAGAATGTATTGATGTAAATAATGGAAAAATTTTATATACTACAACACAAGTTAAAAAAGGAATTAATAAAAAATATTTATCTGATATACTTACTAAATATTTTGATGATGATAGAAGAGGAGAAGAAATTTGTCAGTTTATTTTAGAGAATAGAGAATCACAAGTAAAGGAGAATATTAAACTGAAAAAAGATAAAAATAAAACATAAGATAAAAGAATTAAATTATATCATAAAATATATTAATAATTATAATGATAGATGATAATTCAAGAATTTTGGATGAACCTGTATTAAATGTAAAAGAAAAAATTATTATGTTTGAATATAAAAACTATCTATCTTTGAAACCTGAAACAAATAAAAAAACAAATTTAGTATTATATGTTATCGAAAAGGGCGAAAATCCATACATTTATTATTTAATGAATAAAATAAATGATATAATTACTTTTCCAACAATCTATTTAAAAAATATATTACAAGCACATGATTACATGAAAGAAAAATTTGAAAAAAGTGAATTTATTTATAAAGGATGTATAGAGCATAATGATGAAAACTATTTATTATATGAAATGAAACTATATGATAATGGAATGATACCTATTTATAATAAAGATTCATGGTGGAAGGTTCTTCCATTTGAAATAATATATAGTAAAAAAGTGATTGATTTTAAAGTCGATCGTTTAGTTACTAATTTTTTTATGAAACATCCAAATTTATTATATTTATTTAATAAATATTCAAAATATGATGTTCCAATTGTAGTTTATATTGGAACTGGTCAATCATTAATAAATAATTATATATTGTTAGACGAACATTATAAAAATGGTAAACACGGAAAAGGATATTATTTTACTTCTTTAGAAGAAGCATATTTTCATTCATTATATGATGATTTAGAACCAACAGACACATTACTTAAATTAATTAATAATAAATATATTAATGATCTTACTCCAATTGCAGAAAGAAATATTAAAATAAAGGATAATAAATTTTATTTAAATGAACTCTTTATAGGAGATGTTCCATTGAATTGTAATAATGATTTTACATTACACAATTATAATGAAGATTATATTTTTTTGAAGTCTTCAACCAGTCTAAAAAAATGTAAAAATAAAAGAAATGAATATATTAAACGAAATGAAAATGGTTGTATTTTAAAATTTGTATTATTTTTAAAAAATTCAAAAACTGTAATATATAAAAAAGGTAAAAACTATGATTCATATTGTAGTGGTAAAATGAAAGATAATTGGTTTCCTACTTATATGACAAAACATAATATGTTTGAATGTATATCATATCATGTAATTGATAAAAATAATACAATTGATTTAGAATTTATGGAAAAAAGAAATAAAAATATAACGATTCATATAAAATAAAAAACAATGTAATATAAATATGCTAGAAGGTGAAATTCCTCAAAAAAATATTATAAATGATATATTGAATAATAAATTATTTCGAATTATATTAGCATCACTGTTTTTTTTATTTATATATAAAATTGTATATAACGTGTTTGTATTTTTTTCATTTGATGAGAATCTTATTAAAATGTATATGGGATGGTTAGCAGTTTTTATATTATTAATTAGTATACTTCCACAAAAAAGGTATTAATTTACATTTATAAGATAATATACAAAAATAATACATATACATAATTTATTATTATTAAAAAATTGATTTAAAATAAAGTTACATATTTTATAGTAAAATGGAAAGAAAAGTTCGCTCAAAAATTGATGATTATATCATTAATTTCAAAAAAAATATTAAGGATATAATTGATAAAAACGAATGTATAATTTTAAATAA